TTGCTACTTCGTCAACTTTAGAAAGTTTCGCCAATTCAGCTTTTAACATTTCGTTTTCATTTGTTAGTCTTTCGATTTCGCTAAAGAAAGTTTCTTTAACAATAGACTCGATAGTTTTTTTAGGCGTTGCTACGGCTTCGGACATTTCTTCTTCTACGGGCTTTTCCTCGGTAGTTTCTTCTTCTTTAACTTCTTCTTCTACTTCTTCTTCTTTTTCTTTTACTTCAGAAATAATACCTTCTTCTACAATAACAAGAATTCTTCCGTCTTCTAATTCGTATTCACCAACGGGAACGGCTATCTTTTGTTCGTCTTCAGTTACGACAAAAACTTCTTTACCCGCTTCGAAAGTTTCCGCTTCGATTTTGGTAACTCCATCGCCCATAAGCATTTGCTCTAACTTAATTTCGTTAGATAACAACGCTTTGATTTTTTCAAGTAGTGTGCTATTTTTCATTTGTGTTTTATTTAGATTTGGTTTCAGCGTCTTTTTTATACATTCTTATTTTTGTAAATAATGTTAAAGTGTCTTTTGGTATTTCTACTCCCAATTCTTTAGAATTAGTTTCAATTTTATTTATAATTCCTTCTGCGTTATTAAAAAAAGATAAACTTTGTTTGTAAGTAGTTCTTACTTTGTCTTCAAAATCCCGTGCTTGTTGGAATACGTCAATTCCTTTTTTATATTCAACTAAAATATCTTGAACTAATCCTAACTCTACTTCGTGTTTAGCTAACTCCGTTTTTGTGGCTTCAAGTTCGTAAGCCTTGTTGATTTTGTCTAAAATTGTTTTCATATTATTATAATTAAGGTTAAAAAGTTTTGTTGCATTTTTATGGTTTCGGATACCAAAGGGGCGGGGGTGGTACGGGGTTCGGTGGTGTAACATCGCTTCCTATTCCTTGGTTTTGTAGTTCGCCCGTACAACATTTTTTGCGGTATTTTCCGTCTTTGCATAGACACCCTCTTTTGCCCCCTATTGGGCTGCTTCTTTTACCTTGTATCATATTTTTTTTAGTTAGTGTTAAACTTACACTTTGCCCTTCTACAACCCTTATAAAATAAGGATTTTTTATTATCTTTATATTTTAATATAGTAACCCCACTTAATACCTAAAGTCTCTTAAATCGCCTAAAAATAGCCTTAAAACGCATTTTAGTTTTTTGTGGTTTTACCCTTGACCCTTGTATATTTTCAAATAATTTTTACTTGTTTTTAACTTACTCGCTTTGGTTTTTGCGTGTACATTTGGACGCTTAACCTTGGGTTTCGCAACGTGAACTTTAACGTTAGTTTGCTTTGCCATTTATTATTTTAGTTTTTTGTATACGTCTGTAACGTATTTAACACCTTTGTATAAATCGTCTAATTCTTTTTTTGAATCTTTATATAAAGGGGCTGTCATTGGGTCTATTCCTAACTCTTTTGCTTTTTTAGCAAAGTCAATCATTGCCCCGTCTAAATCCGAAATCATTTTTAAGCCTAAATCTTCTTTTTGTCTTAAAATACTTTTTACTTCTTCCACCCGTCTATAAGCATCGCCTAATAAATCATTTGCCATTGAAACGGCTTTTCCATACAATTTAGGTAAGTCCGTGGCACTTGCTAATTCCACTTCGTGTTTATTTAAATTTGTTTCGTGGATTTCTTCAATTTTTCCTAACTTGTTTAGGATAGTATTTAAGTTACTCATTTTATTTATTTTTAATTTGTTCTAATTTTCGTTGCGCCCATTCTATACCTTCATCGCCACCCCAAGCTAACCACATTAAACGTCCGCACCCGTCGCCTAATTCCTTTTGTGAATTTTGGCGGTGGCGTTCAAAACTTGCCATTCTTGAAATTGTTTCTTCGCTTATTGGTTCAGCGTTGGCTAATTGGTTAGCACGTTGTTTACCTACGTCCGTTCCGCATTCTCCCCAACCGTTTTCTTCTGCGTATCTAATTGCTATCTTTGCGTTTTCGATTGCGCCTTTTGGGTAGTCCGTGTAAGATTCTAATTCAACGCCTAACAACCTTTTTAACTCGTTAATTACTTGGGTTGCTTCGTCTTCTTCTGCGCTCATTTCGAATTTATCAGCAAAATAACCTTCTATTGAGAATCCTTTTACTTTGCCTTCTTTGACATCGTTCCAAACTTCGTCGTTGTTTACCTTCATCGAAATCATCCAAGTTCCTTTAGGTAGGTCGAATCCGTATAGTTTAGATTTGTCTTTTTGTTCGTCTTCAATTATCCACGATTCCACTACGCTTAAACCCGTTAACTTTTTTTCGTGTTCGTATGTAGCATTGTTTTGGTTTGAGCGCATTAAGAAAAGTTCCGAAGCCTTACGGATAGTGTCGGGAGAAAAGTAAATATAGTATTCTTCACCCTTTGCGTTTTTGCGGTAAATCTGTTTGTTTGGAATTAAAGCTGCACCCATTAAAATCTTTTTCTCGGTGTCAACTTCTTTTAGTTCGACTTCGTGTTTATTTAGGGCTACAAAGTTTTCTTCGATTGCGGGGCTATGTACAACGCTAACCGCATCTATTCCGCTTTGTTCGTCTTTATCGTCTATAATGAGTTCGATTATTCTCATATCTAATTAATTAAATTATTTTTAAAGTGTTGCGTTTTCTATTCGGTTTCTGTCCAAACTTTGAGCCGTGGTAACGTGTCCACTAACTACGAAGGCTTGGGTTGGTTGCTGTTGAAGTTGTGCCAACTGATTAAGTCCGTTGTTTCCTACAACGTTAAACGTAGGGGCTTGTGTTGCACCACCTAAACCACCACCGCCACCGTTAGCGCCACCACCACCACCCGAAGAACCACCGCCTTCGAATTTCTGCATTCCAATTTTAGCGACGTTGGCTAAACCTGCGGCAACGGCTAACCCCGCAGCGATACCACCACGAACGGGACTACTTGCGTCGGGTAAAGGTAGGAACTGCGAACCATAGGCGGCAGTTGCATTCATATAAGTATCTATTAACGCGTTAGCCATTTGAGCGGCTTTCTTAATCTTAAACGCTTTCTTTGCGCTTTCCGTTCCTTTCTTATTGAATAGGTCGGTAAGGTCTGCAATAATTGTTAGTCCTTGCTTGGCAAAGCCTACGTTTCGTTCGAGTTCTGCGCGTTTTCTTGCTTTACTTTCTTCGTCGTACTTCTTTTCAATTTCGTTTATTTCGTTAGCTTTGGCTTCGGCTATTATCGCTTCTTGTTCGGCGTTTCCTAACGCTAAATTTTCTAACTCAAAGTATTTTTGTCGTACTAATTCGAGTTCGTATTTTTGTGCGCCTAATTGTTTTTCGGTTCTTTTTTGAAAGTTGCTTTCGTCTATTCCTTCAATGGTCGCTTGAAATTCTTGTTCTTTGGCTAACTTATTTTTATTCGCTTCGGCAATAGCGTTTAGTTCGACTTCTTTGTACTTGTCATCTATTGCTTTAAGGTCTTTTTGTAAAACTTCTTCGGCAGTTTTTAATATCGCGGCTTCTTCTTCAGTTAGATTTTTAGCGTAGTTAAGTTGAAGGTTCTTTAGTTCTTCTTCGTATTTAGTGCGGTTTATTTTTCCGTCGATAAATTTTTTATCTAACGCTTCGCGTTCCGCTTTGTTTTGTTCTTTTAGGAAGTTGTCCCTAAATTCTACAAACGCATTATTACGGGCTTGTTTCTCCTTATCTATTCCTTCTTCAAGTAAGGAAAGGTCTTGGTTTAATTTCTCCTTGCGAAGTTTGGATTCTTCGTCTTGTGTTTTGTTTATATTATCTATTATCTCTTTGTTAGCTGCCTTGGTATCCTTAACTACTTTTTGGTTATTGCTTATGGTAGTTTTGGTAGTTGTGTTACTATTCTTGGCTTGTTGGGCGGCTTGTTCTTTTTGAGTTCTTGCTAAATCAGCTTCGAATACTTTTAGGTCATTATTCGCGTTGGCTAAATCATTTTTGGAAGCCGCTAAATCTTTATTACTTTTTTCGATAGTAGACCAAAGTTCATTTAGTCGGGCTATTTCTTCTTTAGACCCAAACACGGTAGAACCTTCGCCTTTTCGTAAAGTACTTTTAAAAAGGTCGTATTGTAGTTTCGTTTGCTTAACGATACCTTCGTTCTCCTTTACCAAGTCTTTTCGGTATTGAATAGACGCTTTAAGTCGCGCTCTTTCTAAATCTGTGGTGTTTTTTCCCTGCGCTTTGGCTAAACTTATTTGTCTATTAAACGCTTGGTCTTCCTTGTTAAAAGATTCTTCACGAACTACCATACGTTGACGGGCTTTTGCTATTTCCCTATCTATGTTAGCTATCTGTTGGTTTGTTCGCTTCTTGTCGTTTTCAGACATTTGTTCGGAAGCCCCGTCCGTTAGTCCAATCCAATCGGTAAACTCGGCTATTTTTTCACCACACCAAGTAAATGCAGCTCCTAATTTGTCAAGGTTTCCAATTAACATACCAACCAAAACAACTATTGCACCTATTCCCGTGCTAATTAACGCGGCTCTAAATGCTTTCATAGCTACGCTCGAAGCCGTTGTAGTAGTAGTTAACGTTGTTTGTGCGGTTGTTTGTGCTTTGGTGGTCGCCGTGTCTACTTGTTTGGCTACTATGTTTTCTTTGGTAGTTTTAAAGCTACCCGTTTGAACAAACCTATAAGCGGCAGTTGCGGCAGTTAGTAGACCTTGACCTATTGCGGTTTGGCTTAACACCGTACCCAAGTTTTTAAATTGGTCTTTGGCTTCCATTACGCCTTGTAAACCTTGGCTTAATGCCATTGCGCTTTGGATTCGTACCATAGTTTTTTGTAGGTTTTCGGATTCAACACCGATTAAACCCATTGCACCTTCGTATGCTTGGAAGGCGTTTAATGCGCCCCCAATCGAACCCGACAAGGCGTTAAACTTTGCGTCGGGGTTAAATGCGTCTACCAAGTTTTTAGAGTCTTCTATTTGGTCTTTTAATTCGGCGGCTGCCTTGGCGGCTTTTACCGCTTCTTCTGAAGTTGCCCCGTATTGCTCTGTAACTTTTTGAAGTTCTGCTAACGCTTCGCGGTATTGGCTTTTTAAGGATTTAACATTATCCTTTATTTCTACTTCTATTTGTCGCTTTTCTGCCATTGGTTTTCCCTTTTAATAATTAACTCGCGTTTCGCTTGTTTGTACGCCCCCTTAACCGACGTATGTAGTTTGTATTTTCCCTTAGCAATCTCTATTGTTTCGTGTTTATTTACGAATTCATCTATTTGCAAAAGTTGGATTATCGTGTTTAAATAGTTCATCGCGTTTGTCTGATTATGTTAATAGTTTCGTCTTGCGTTTCTCCGTTCGTTAAATCGTAAACTACGAAAATAGTTGTTACTTGGTCAACACTTAAAGTAATATTAATAACTTGGCTTTGTGTTATTTCTAACGGGTCTATTATAACGTCGCTTTGTCCACTTGAAAACGTAGCCTTGTAGGCTTGGTTTGGTAGGTTTATTCCTATGTCTATATTCGTTTCTTCATAACCTACTTGGATTATTCTAATTGGGCTAATAGGCATAAAATCGTTAAGAAGTTCGAAGGTAGTTTCACCCGTTACCATATTCGTTTTCATCTGATTAATTAGGTATCGTTTGTCTCGTATAACTAACCTATCGTTTAGTTGTAGGCTTGTCAGTAAACTTGTAGGAAGATTCGCCTTAATTGTGGTAAGTCGGTTTTTTGGATTAAACAAATTCGTCAAGTACGGAAAATAATACGTTCGGAACATTGATTGGTTAATAACTTGTAACCAATAGGTAGAAGTTTCGGGCGCAAAGTTCAAAGAGTAATCAATACCTAATACTTGTAGGTCTTGACCAAACATTACGTAGTCGAAGTTGGTAACGTTTCCCGTTCCGTCTGTGTAGTGGATATGGTGCGGTAAAGTAACCGAACCAAATTTGTAAAGTAAACAAGGTTTAGGAATATATGGCGCAAACGCACTATCTAACGAATAGCCTACTTGAAGTCCCGTTGGGTTTCCTAATTCAAAGAATTGATTAAATAGTAGGTTCTCAAAAGGAACTTCTATGTTAAATTCTCCCCCGTCGTATGGGTATTGATATTCCGTGTTTCCGTATTCTCGTAGCGCTTGGTCGAAAAAGGCTTTGTTCATAAAGCTATTTGATTGCTGATACCTAAAAGCTATTTTCTTGTATAACCTTACGCGGTCTATTCCTATTTCGGTTTTGTCTGTAAACTTCGTTATGTCGATAATTGCCCCCGCAGCATACCAATCGTCAAGCGGTATAAGTTCGTAAGTGTTGGGTGCAGTGCCGTAGCAAGTTAGGTTATATTCTTTTAGGATTCCCGAAACAAAATCTTGTACCTTCATAGTAGGCGCTAACCAAGCAAGGTTAGTCGTAGCGCTTGTAGTTATGGTGTTAGTTGAATAGTCGACAAAGTCATTATAACTTACAGAACTAA